GGGGGGTGTTCAAAAAATTGTTTTGGTTTTTTTTCGCGTTGTGTTTTTGTTTGTGTGTTTTTTTTCTGCGAATTTTTTTTTGCTTTGTAGTTTGCACCGCGTCTGGCGTTGCATGGTTTGCAGCTGGGTACTATGGGGCCTGCTGCGCCGCCTGCGTCTATTTCTATTAGGTGGTCTGCTTCTGTTGCCGGTCTGCGTTTGCACCAATGGCATAGTGGGTTATCGGCTAGTAGTTCTTTACGGCGTTTTTGGTAGGTGGGGTTTTTGTATTGTTTTTGTTTTGCTGCGTTGTATTTTTTGGGCATGGTGGTTACTGCTGCCGCGCTTCGCTTGGCCTAGCGCGCCGCTTGCGCGGCTTGCTCTGACTGGTGGGGGTTGAGTTGGTTAACGTTTTAGCTGCTGTGGTTTGTTTCATGGTTTGTTTTGTTTTGTGTAGGTTACTTCAGTTTGCCGGCAGCGTCTAGGCAAAGGTTTCCCTGGGCCCTCACCCACCGTTAATTCAGCACGGTTGACACTGACCATGCACCCTTTGACCGTTTGCATGGTTTTACCCCGCCTCTCTAATGGGCTAACTAACGCCGGTTAAGCGTTGAGGGTTTACACCTACACACAGTCGCGCCGCTGCGAAGCACCAGTGCTACTGGCCTACTGAAGTTTTAGAAAGGGTCTGTTGCTTCTCTTTGTTTATCTGCTACTTGCTTTAACAATTCTTCAATAACTTTGCTTGCTTCAAACTTTGTTAGCTCACCAATGGCAGATACTTCACGGTTTATAACGTCTTGACACAATACCCATAGGTCTTGCTCATTAGTCAAACCGGCTTTCTTGGCTTGTATTTGTATCATTTTCCGCTGGGGTTCACTAGCTGCGCCGTTGGCTGCAGCAGTCTTTTTTTTGTTATTTTCTTTTTCAACTATGCGCGCTAAAGCTGCCTTGTTTTCCTCATCAGGGGTAGTAGGAAAAGGGTTTTCTGCCGGCTCTGTGTGTTGTTGGCGGGCCTGTATTTCATGGGCGCTAGCAATGCTTTTATCTATCCCAAAACCCATATAGCCCAAGCAGCGGCCCAAAGCTGAAGTAAAGCCCACCATACGTTCAGACTGGCGGGTAAATGGTGTAGTACCAGGCAAACTTTCTTGAGCTGAACCAATGACCGGCAGCGGGTCATTTTCATCACGCCACACAGTTACCGTGCAAATAAGTACGGTTTGGTTTCCGTACTGCTCTACTACAGCTGAAGTTTCTTGCACCCTAAGTTTCGGGTGGGCTTTCAAAGCCATTACCAAACGTTCATTGACTGTTACGTAATCACCTAAATTAAAAGCCACGCTGCTTGCCTTTCTAATTGGTATTTAAACGTTACTGCCAGGGTGTAACACAGTCTTATTCTTTACCCAAGCTACTAAATCACTAAAAGACCGCAAAAGGTCTTTGTCAGCTGTAAGCATTTCTGCGTAAAGTTCTCGCTGTTTATCGTAAATAGTTTGCACCCGCCAATACTTTTGGGTGGATACCGGTACCACAATAATTGCTTGTGTTTCTTGCGAAACTATGCAATACGCCATCGGTTTTACAGCCTTACTGGTAAAACCATGAAACGTATCTACTATCAAACTGGGGTAAGGGTAGTCATAAGGTTTATGGCTAAAGCTGCGGCTGCTGCTTTTAACTTCTATTACCCCTGCAGCGGTTATTACGTCTTTTTCATGGGTGGTAAACCGTTGCCGGTTTTGCTCATTTTCTGCAAATTGTAGGGGTGGCACGTCAGCTTCTATGCCTGCATCTATCAAACAATTAGCGACAAATTGCGCCCAGTTATGGCCTAATTGGAACGCGGCCCGATAATTAAACGCCGTTTCAGTCATATTTAACCATTGTTAACAAGGTGGATATTTCGGCGCGTAATTCTTCAATAATGCGCTGTTGACGTACCAAATGGTAGGCAGCTTCACTCATGGCAAATGCCAAGTTTGCTTTAGTTAAACGCTCAGCTAACCCTTCTAACGTTTCAGCGGTTTCTTCTGGACTCATGGCTGTAACCAAACCATAAACGCCACTACTGCGCCCATAATCATTGCCAGTAATGCTTCAGCGGTCATACGTTGACCAAGGCGTAAACCCTTTGGCCTCATACCAAATAAACAAACCGGCTACCAAATTGGTTACTGGTTCAAATAAATCTTGGCAAGTTTCTATAACGCCGCGCGCCTGTAGCCACCCAATTTGATTAAAACGGTTAGGCAGCCCCCAGGTAGGGCAATGAATTTGAAGCAGGCCGTATGAGCCGCCTTTAGTTTTATCGCCCAGCGCGGCAGGTAGGCAGGCGCTCTCACGGTCAAGGATTACCGCAAGAGTGGGCAGGGTATGCTCAGGCCAACCTACTTGCCGCGCTTTTTCCACCCAGTCCGTGCAGGTATATTTGCCGCTAACCGTAGTGGTGGGCGCTGTAGTAGTTGAGGGTGCTACCACAGACCGCGTTATAGGCGTTATAAGGCTTTCTGTGCTTGCGTAAACCGCTTGGGGTACCTGTAGGGGGGTGCTTGGCGCTTTGGCTTCTGTGAGGCCTGCCAGGGTGCCTATAAAGATTACGCCTAAAGCGGTTAATTTGACAAAGTAGGCAGCCACGTTACGCCCCAGGGTTTGTGGGGGTGGTACTCATATGGGTAAGCCGTTGGGGTGGGCCCCACGTTTGCCACCGGTCAGCTCTAAAAGCGAACTGTGCAAGGCTTATTTTTCCGTCAGGGTGCCTAAAAATTTGCACCATAATTTCATGGCCTGTTTCTAGTGTGCCTGTTAAAACCTCATAAAAAATAAGGTTTGGCTTATCTTCACTGGTCACGCTGCGACCCCCTTTGTAGTTGTAAACCAATAGTAATAAGCGGGTGCTATGGGGTGGGGGATACTTCAAACACTTGTCTAAATGCAGCTCTAACGTTTTGGGGGTGTAAAGCCATACCTAACGTTATTTCAATATGCAGCCAGTCACCTTTTGGGGTGCCGCTAAAAAGTTGGGTTTTAGGTTTTACCCAAGCTTCAGCAGCGTGAGGCTTGACTACGCCTAAACCTACGCGGCTGCAATTCCAAGACCGGCCCCAGGGTTCGGGCCAATAGTCAATGCAAAGCTGTATACCTAACAATTCCCAATTATCTAACGCCGTTTGTAAAAACTGTATGGCTTTAGCTCTACCGTCAGTAACGCCCAGTTTGCGCGGTTCAATAAACCGCCAAGATAAATCCATAGCTACACCCCTGGCATGGTTAGAAATTTTGCCTGGTTTGCCTTTAATGTCTCTAAAAACAAACGTGCCGTTATTCCATAAAGCGCCGTTTGAATATTTGTTAGCAAGCTCTACCCAGAGTTCAGTACCAGGCAATTTATTAGTTACCACCGGATACGTGGGCACTTTGTAAACAGTTGGCATTACTTGTTTTTTTCTTCGCTTTCCACAAATAAGCAAGCAGTGTTTTTATTGCCAAGCAAAGTAGAAATATACGCTAACCCACCTGAAACTATCGGTATAGATAATGCGATTATTTGCGGGTCTACGCCGTTTGAGTGGGCTACGTAACTACCTAAAGCAATTATTGCCCCTTTAAGAGTTTGGTCTGCTGTTTGTAATTGAGCGTTTTTATTCATTATTAGCCAACTAACGCGCTAATTTCTGCTGTGGTTAATCCCAATGCGGCAAGTTTGGCTAACGCGCTTGCACGTGCAGCGGCTTTCTTTTCGTCGGCTGCGACCCTTGCTGCGGCCTCTGCGTGTGCAGCGTCAATAATTGCGACCTCATCTGGTGTCGCGTCGCGAACTAGGTCATCTATTTGGATTTTGTAAGTCATTTATGAGTCCTAACTGTTTGCGAATCCATAGACGCGAATGGTTCCACCTGTCATTGTGCCGCTTACTGGAGTCAAAGTAAACGCCGTGTATTGCGTGGTGTTGTTTATGTATCCGCCACCATTAGTAACTAGGTTGATGGTTGTTGTTGCTGCACCAGCATTTTGCCAACGCACCAAAGTTTCTTTTGCAAGGTTCGCGTTTTGTACGAACACGCCCAAACTGATAGCTGCCGTACTCATGTAGCAACACTCACCAAACTTGGTGTCGTTATTTCCGTTGAAGAAACCACCTGTTGCCGTGTTGTATTGGGCATAGTTCGCCGCCCAATAATATCCGGTTGCCGTTGCCCCAAACGTAAGGTTTACGCCTGCTGAAGCTGAGCCGACACCACCGCTAATGGTAATAAAATAGTTGTCGTATGTGCTATTGAATGCGTCGGTGACGGTCACGCTTGCGACCGTTGTTCCGATAGTTTGACTTTTGACAAGCGCGACGGTTGTTCCGAAGTTTCCATTGAGTGAGGCTGCGGTCAGTATTTGTCCGGCGGTGTAGGACGTAATAGGCATGGTTTAAGACTAACCCAATACGTTGGTACTATCTAGCACACCAAACGCCGCATCTCTTTCAACTGTTGTGGCAAACACTGGTACGCCTGTACGCGCGCTCTGGTTCATTTGTTCTGCTGTCAGAATTTGTGACGCAGTAAAGCTGGGGACTGTGGTTTGCTGGTTAACGCCCATAATTTACCTATCTTAGCCCAAAACGTAAATATCGTCTAGCAAACTGCTATCTAGCACAAACAATTCTACTATCGTTACGTCACTTGTATAAAACCTGACTGTATGCCCTGCAGCAAAATCTATGGTGGCTTCTATGCCTTCTATGGCTACTTCTTCAGTAATGGTGCCTACGCCGGTTATTTGTTTGCTTATTTCTAGGGTGGTGCCAATATCGGCTTGCGCGGCCTGGTCGCGCTCAAGGCTGCTTAACAAAGCAAAATTGGTGGCAACTGAGGTAAAACGCGGTTCAGGCGTACCCACAATGAGGTATTGGGCGGCTTCGTCTACTTCGCCCTGCTGGTGCAGCAAACTGTTAGTTATGTCTTGCGCCTGCACAAAATAAGTGGCTTGGCTACTTAAATCGTTTTCGGTAGCGGTTTTGTTATCTAAAGCCGTGACTGTGGCACGGTTAACTACGTGGCTAGCGTCAAACGCTATTTGTAAATCGTTATATTTTGTATCTAGACCGCTATCACTAAAAGCTATTACTGGCGCTGAAAGAGTGTTACCTATGCGCGGTTGAAACGTAAAAACGCCGTCGCGCGCCATGAATACGCGCCCAAATTCCGCCGTTTGGTTTATTTGCTGTATATAACTTAAAGCGTTTGTAGCTGCCGGTATGGTGTACGCCGCGTCATGGCCCAGGTTTACGGTACCTATATTTACGTCACGTTCAGCGCCAGCAAATAGGTTTACTTCCGGTAAATCTAAAATGGTTTCTATTCGCTCACCTGACGTTTCAGCAATTACGTTTAATTCATCTAGTGAGGCTTGCGACAGCTGGTAGAAACCGTCAGCGCAATTCAGAATAACTAAATTATCGCCGCCCATGTCAAATTCGTAAGTAAAATCAGTAATAACGCCAATAAACAAATATTCACCTTCACGTGATAGGCGTACTTTTCTTAATGGGGCTATTCCTGGCTGGTTATTGGCTGGGTCATAATAGGGGCTGCCTGGGTCATATGGTGACAAAGCGCCGCCGGCTAGCTCATCATCTAGCACTACTTGCATGATGCCCGCGCCAAATTGGTCGCTGGTTCGCTGCCTGCCGCGTTTATAGTTTACGGTTTTAACAAATTGGGTAACGTCAGCAAATTGAGTATTGGGGCCCAAAGTGTATTCAGTATTATTTAATACACCTTTTAAACTGTCATTTAACGTAAAACTGTTTACGTCAAAACCAGTATCTACTTCAAATAGGTAATTGCCGCTTTGAACTACTGCGGTAGCCATTAAATTACTTGCAGGTCTAGTGGCCCGCTACGCCGGTTAAAATCTTTGAGCGCGTCTACTATCGCGTCACCAGCCCGCTTGGGGTCTAAAGTCTGGGAATTTATTGTGTAGTTGGTTATATTGTTTGCAGCTGCCAAGTTGCCTACGGTTTCACTAAACAAAGCCCCTGCCCCTTTAATTTCTGCAGGGCGTTTAGCGCCGGCTATGCGCGCATTGGCGGCAGCTATGGCTTCTTCTACGCCACGTAAATAGGCTTGCCCATTGTCTACACCTGCCTTATAAAACTTGTTAGCAGCGGCAAGGCCGATACGGTCAGCAATGGCTTCAACTTCCGCTACCAGGTTATTTGCCTTTAGTACGCCGTCAGCAGCCCCCAGCAACTGTTTAGCTATTTCCGTGCCGCTATCTACACCGGCTGCTAGCACCTGGTCTAAAGCGTCTTTGCTTATCCCAGCTGCTAACAAATCCTCAACTAATTTGCCAAATATCTTAGCTTTATTGGCTTGCTTTTCTAATTCACCAAAGAAACTGCTGCCGCCTTCCTCAGCACTGGCTTTGAAAGCGTCAGCAAAATTTAACGTTTCGCGTATTACGTCACCTACTGAAGTAGCGAAACTGTCAAACGCTTCTTGGGCTGTATCAAAATTATCTTTAGCGTTTTTTAACGCTTCAGCCATTTCGTTTTCTAAAGCGTTAGCAGCTTCTTTGGTACGTTCAGCAAGCTTCTTGGCTTTCTCAGCTGCACGGCCTGCACCGGTAGGGTCTGGGTCTGGGTCTTCGCCGTTTGTTTTCGGCTTTAGTTTCTGTTCTAGGCGGTCTAAAGCGTCAGCTACTGGGTTTATTTTGCCTTTAATAGCGTCTGCTTTAGTTCCTAAACTGTCTAACCGGCCTAGTAAACCGTCAAAATAGGCGTTTGTATCATCTTGCATACGGCGCGTAATGGTCGCGCCGCCTGCAGCTGCAAGCACCAAACCAAAATCTTTCAAAGCGCCAGTTATATTGCCCCTAAAAAACTTGGCGGCTGTAGTAATTGCTCTTATGCTTTCGTATACCAAAAATGCTTTGCGTACAAATTCAAGCATTGCGTTTGTGGCGTTACGCATACCCTCAATGACTGTGGGTGCAAAATCTTTCATGGAAGCTATGGCAATTTCAAAGCTGCCTTTAACGCCGTTGCCGCCTTTTAACGCTTCAATAAATACTTGTAATGCTGGCATTATCGCATTATTTATAAACCTTACAAACCGTTCTAAGTAAGGCAATACCACTAGCCCTACTTCTTCAATGAGTTTGCCAAAACTAATTTGCAGTTTGGTTAACTGGCCTTGAAACGTATCTGCTGCAGCTTCAGCAGCGCCGCCAAATTGTTTGTTTAATTCCGCTTGTACCGCTGCGTAATCTTTGGTTTTCTTTGTGTTTTCACTTATCGGTACGCCTAATTTCTCTAAGGCTGTAAATTCGCCTCTATATGCTTTGGCTAGGGCTTGGCTTACACTGTCTAAATCTTTGCCTGAACCTACGCTTACGTCAGTAGCAATAGTTAACAGCTCTTGGGCTTTGGTTACATCACCGGTTACGCGCGCCAAAAACCCTAAGTTTGCCGAAAGTTCGCCGCCGCTAATAGTGCTTTGCAGCTCTAGCGCGTCTACAAACGCCAAACTTTTATCTATCGCTGCGTCAGTAGCCCCCACGCTTCGCCTGAGCTGGTCTGCTAGCGCCTTGTCTTCTTTCTGGGCTTCAGCAGCTGCACCGGCTGCTTTAAACAGCGTGACCCCTAAAGCGGTTATAGAACCTGCTGCAGCAACGGCCCCAGGCACTACCGCTTTATTAAAAACAAACGCTGCTTTATTTCCTACGCCCTCAATTTGTTTAAATTCTTTTATGGCACGTTCTACCCCCTTGCCTACAAACTCAGTAACAATGGGGATAATTACAGCCATAAAACTATTTTAGCCTTTTCCCTACTTCAGCCATTACTTCTTTTGTTAGTTCTATTACTTGGCGTTCTACTTCCGTTTTGTTTGCCTCATAAGCAGGCCATAAAACGCGGGAAGGTTTACCATACCTAAATTCAAGTACCTTAATCATATTTTCACCCTGAGCGCTGTTACCCCTGTTTTTTCGGCCTGACACTGCAAACACTGTGTTAGCCATACCCGAAAACTTGACTACAAATACTGCCGCGTTTTGCATTTGGCCCGCATACTCACGCGGCTTTTTTCCGCTTACCTGGCTTTTAATAAACTTGCCTGCCGTTGACCCTGACCAGCCGCTAGCCGGCAGCATTTGGAAACCGCTTGGCGTTTTCCACCCTTTAGCCCAGCCGCTTAACGGCGGGTTTGTAGGCAAGTTTTCTTTAGCTGCTGCTACTACTGGCGCTGTAATCTTTTGAAAATCTTTGGTTACTTGCCGGCGCATAGCTGGATTTAATTGGTTTAATTCCCGCAAAGCTTCTTTAAGGCCCACTATTTGCATATTTCCTTCAAAGCTCATTTGGTACGGTTTCTTTCTTGCTGCACTTTAAATACGGTAGCAAGGTCTCTGGTATCAAAAGTTTCAGCGTAAAAAGGGGGTGCCCAGCCTGTGAGCAGTAACAGTTCTGCTAACTGCCGGCGGTAGCCGCCCCTTCCGTAGGGTGGCTTTCCTCACTATCAATTACTTCTAGCAGTTCTACAGTTTCTAGCCACTCATCAAAGCCCAGCTGCAAACCTTGCTTTTTGAGTGTGGCCCAAGCCATATACGCCAAGTCTTCCAAAGCAAACCCTGCAGCTAAATCACCTGCACGGCGTTTGAAATGCCTTTCCCATTGCACAATAGTAGAAAGCGAAGTTTCTACTACGTCTTCACACATTTTGCCCGCTGAAAGTACGGTTACTTTAATTGTGAGCTTCACGCTGCGCTTCTTTCTTTGTGTTGGTTATGGGGCTATCTGCTCTGAGTACGTGCCACCGGTAAGGGTAATTTGCACTTCTGACAAGGTGCCCAGGTCTGCGTTTACTACATCAAACGCTTCAAAATAGGCCCCTGACAATTTCAGCACTGGCGCTGTAGCTGAAGGTGCTGCTGCTACTGGTGCAACTTCAAAATAAACTTGGGTGCCTACTAGGGCATTAAGTGTCGCGTACGTTTCCGTTGCGCCATAGCTCATAAGGAAAGTGGCGGTTACTTGATTATTGAAAAGGCCGCCAACGTAGCTTCTTGACGTAGAACCAAAAGCGGAAGCGTCTAGGCTTTCGCGGCTGCGGGTATATACCACGCTTTTGCATTGGTCTTTCAAATCCACCGCTGACCCTGAAGCAGCGCCAATTTTGACGGTATCGGGGTTTGCAAAGTAAGTAGTAGTTGACATAGGGGTTTAGTCCTTCCGTTTCGTAGTTTTTAATTTAGCAGGTTCGGCGTTGTCTTGTGTGCAATTTTCTACGAAACCGGCAACACAAAGAAAAGCTAAGTCAAGTACGGTTAGCCCAAAATCGCCTACAGATACTTTTGCGCCTTCCGGCAAATCTTGCCGCCATTGTTTAAGTACGTTAAAGGTCATGGGCTTATCTTAGTGCCTATGGTCAAGTCATATGAACTGAAGTCTTGCGCGCCTACGGTAGTTACTGTGGGTCTGCCGTCTTTCAAACCTATTTTGGCTGCCCTTATTAGGTCTGCTTGGTCTAGCAAGTTTTTAAGGGCTGTGTAGTTACCTGGGCCCAAGCCAATTAGTTTTACGTTAAATTGCAGCTCAGCTATGACGTTTGAGTGCATTACAAACGTGGGGGCTTCCACCAGTACACAAGGCGGGTTTATATTGCGCGGGTCATCAAAAACCCTTAAACCTGTAATGGTTTGTAGCTTGTGTACCAGCTGGTCATAACCCTCTAAAAGTACGCCCATTTAAAATACCGCTGGTTTGTTTACGCCTAGTAGCCGCATAATTTCGCCCATGCTGCTACCTACTGGCGCTACTGAAGCCATTTGTTCGTAGCTTGCGAACTGGTCAATACTTGAGCGGCTTTTATACGTTTGGCCTGCGTACATCATGGCCCCTAGTTTTACGTCTTGGCTGGGCACTACCGAAAGTGAGGCATCAAAATAGCCGGCTTCACGCCTTTTGCGGTAGGCGTAAGCATTTGCTGCCCCTACGCAAATTGTGGCGTAGTCATAATCACTGCTGGGGTTAGTGAGCGTAAACCCTAAATAGTCTTCAAGGTCTGCAATAGTTACCCAGGTGCAGCTACTTAAAACAGTAAAAGTAACTGTGCCTGTGGCGGCTACGCGGTCAACGTTGGCAGCCGTTACTTTAAATAGCAGCTGGTTTGGTATCAGTTTTGTAGGGTCATACTGTAAATCACCCTGGTTAGATATCCCAGTAAACAGATACTGGGGTAGCGCGTAGGCCACCTGCGCGCCGTCATATGGCGCGCCCATACCTGACACAGTAAACGTTTGCCCTACCGTTATTTCGTTTGGTTGCAGGGTCGCAATTACTGCGTAATTATCCAATACCTGTTTGTGGGTGACTGTGTAGGTAGCCATTTACCAATGGCCTTTCTAACTTAAACCCAGGTAATTTTTTGCAGCAATGAAGCCTTAGCAACAAACGTAGCCAAATAGCCGTAGTAGCTGAAGGTACGCCCAATAAGGTTGGGGTCTTCTACGCTCATAATTCCGCGTACGTTTTCGTACACTTCCATTGCTGGCGCGTGGAATACCACCATTGTTTTTTCTGCACAGTTGCTGTCAACAATGGTACGCAAACCCAATGGGTTTGTGGTAGTCCAGTTTGTTACGTCACCTGCGCCCATTGTGTTAGTGCCCAAAAGGTTTGGCGCGCCGATAGCTGGGAAGACTGGGCGCTTGTCGCTGTCTACTAGCGAACCTACCTTTGCCCAACTATCTACACCCATAACCAGGTGGGTTGGGAAAAGGTTTGTGCCGTTTGAAATGTCGCGGGCTGCGCCGTACATAAACAAAATAAAGTCTTCTGGGGTTTTATCCCATTGGCCCAAGTTGGTTGAGCCGGATACGCAAGCGTCTACGGCAATATCATCAGTCTTGAGCAAATACTGGCCTGCCAAATCCTGCAAAATTACTTGCATTGCTGCAGGGTCTGTAAAATCCATATCCTGCGCGCTAATGAAAATTTGCCCCGCAACAGTGGTTCGCGTAACGCTGTTGCTTGCAATGGTCATTGTTTGTGACGCTGCAGCTTGGCCTTCGGTCTGTACCCCTGTAGTTGTGTGCTGGGTAATGGTGGGGCGAATAAAACTCTTGCCTTGTCCGTTTGGCATTGCGCGGGCACCTACTGCGCTAACAAAAGGTCGCAAATAGTTAATGTCTTGAAACACTGGGCCCAATACCGGAATTGGCAAAAGGCCTGGGGTATCTGTGGTGAGGTCTTGCGCGGCTTGAATAGCGGTCTGCTTTTTGGAAACGTTTTGTTTGTATGCAGCGTTAACGTTTGCCCATTGTTCGCCGCCGGCATGGAAAGCAGCAAGGTATTCACCAGCTGAAGGCATAGCAAATTCGCGTTCGCGTTTTTCCGTTGCCCAAATTGGCGCGGTTGGCGCTGGTGCTGGCGTTTCGTTTACTTCAGCAGTGTTGGTGATGTCGCTCATAGTGTGTTTATCCTTTTTGTTTGGCTCAGTTGCTGCTACCTGAGTTATTTTTGCTTCTTGAAATGCGCCTAGCGCTACCAATGATAGTTCAACCATGCGGGCTTTTTCAACAACTAAAACGCCGTCTTCGTCATAAAAAGCGGTAATGGGTTCAGCGCCTACGCTTACCGCGTCTAAAGCGCCGTCTTTTGCTAGCTCTAACGCTTCATCAGCTTTAGCGGTTTTGCTCAATTTAGCCACAAAATATAGGCCGTTTTCGTCTTCGGTACGTTCAGTGACTACGCCTACCATTTGGGTTAGGTCATGGTTTAAAACAAGTTTTGGGTTTGCGCCGTCTACCGGTAGTGACCCTGGCAAAAACTTTACTTTTTCCCCTGAACTGACAGTAGCGACCACGTTATAGGGGGCGGCTAATCCCATAATTTCGCGTTTGCTTTCGCCTTGGCCGGCGCTAATAACTATGGGGGTGGCTTCAAATTTTAGCATGGTAATTATTCCCTTTCGCGTTCAATAGTAGTAGCAGGCGAGGGCTGCGAAGCAGCGTTATCACGGCCCCCACCTGCCAAATCGTTTTCATATAGGTAGCTGCTTACGTCTAGTTCTACGTATCGGCCCCTGGGTAGCACGTTATTCATGCTTAGGGTTTGTTCTATGCACTCAATATATGGTTTGCTGCCGTACAAATAAAGCAGTTTGTTACTTTCGGCGCTGTTTTGATAATTCATACCGCCACCAGTAGGGGCACCTACTAAAAATGGTGGAATATTTGCAAGGCGCGCCATTTCTAAACTTTGAAAGGTTCGCGCGTCTACTAGCTGCAAATCGTCAGGGTTAGCGCTGTTTGGTACGTATTCTACAAATTCATTTAATGCAGCTATGGTTTGTTCTTCGCGCGCTGCAGCAAAACTTGCTGCCATATCTGCTAACTCTTGCGAGGTCATAGGCTCACCGCCGGTTTGTTTCAAATATCCTGCCGGTATAGTTTGCGAGGCAAAACGTTCACTGGCGTTTTGTAGGCGGTTTGCTGTGTTAATTGCTCTTACGCCGGTATATACCAAACCTTGAATAGGGCTCAAAAATTGTATTACGTCATTTGGGTTTAATTCAATGCCTTGAAAATAAATTTGTTTGGAAGGCCCGAACCATTGGCCGGTACTTTGGTCAAGTGTGTTTACGTCACCGGCAGGTATCCAAGTAAATTTTGAGGGGAAGCCATTTCCCAGCCTTTCGGTAATCACCCAGAAAGCCCTGCCTTGCATTATGAGGTCTTCGGTGGTCCAACTTAGAATAAAGTTGCGGGTTACGTTTGGGTCTGGCTGTTGAAACCAGGTATCGGGTGGGATATAGATACGTTCTAAATCTTCGCCGTTCCATTGCAGGGTATATTGCTTGAAAGTTAAACAAGCGACCATTGAGCAGATTAAGTCACGTGCGCGGCTAATGGTGGGTACTTGCATTGCTGCGTCACGCGGTAAGTTTTGGGTGTAGTAAACAAAGTTGCCAATAATATTTTGGCTAGCGGGGTAACGTGCTGAACCTGCAGCGCCTTTTATGGCTGGTTCGCTTATTGCGTCTTTTTTAAATAAACCCATGCAACTATCTTAGGCAGTACGTCTAGGGCTAGTGGTAACTATCATTGGTTTAGCTGTTGCACGTTGACCGATAGCAAAACCTACTGCTGCTACTAAGCAGCGCGCTAGCTCTATCGGGCCGTTAGACCTTTGCGAACTAAGCGCAATACTGCCGGCGGTACGTGCTGCTACTGCGCGCCCTATATGCTCAGCAAGCATTTTTGAGCCGTCATGCTCTATGCGGCCTTCAATAATCATTTGGCGTACAGCTGCCGTATACCGGCTTACTTCCTGGTAGCCCCATATTACGCGCCGCCTTTTAAGTTGCAGCGGGCAGTTTACGTCAAGGGTGGGGGTTACAGCTATAACCAGTTTGGGGTCTTTTGCGGCTTCTTCTAATAGTTGCCACGTTTGGGTCATTGTGTCAGCAATAAATTCAACAGTTGCACACAAGTTACCTGCTGCGGTTTTGTTTACTCTTACAGCGCAATAGCGCCCATTATCCACAGATATTTCACAAGCCAAAACGCCACCTGGTAGGGGTGTAGTGCCTTTTGCGCCGGCGGCCCACTGCCCAGGTGATAACCAGCCAACGTCACTTTGTACCCATAAATTGCAGCTGCTTCTTAGGAAGGCTGCGCGGTTTGGGCTCATGCTTTCGGCTATTAACGTTTCTTCGCTTATGGTGCTGCCTAAAGCTGGGTTTGCCATACGCCAAGCTTCAGGGGTCATAGGGTCTAAAGCTGGGTCTGGGGAATACTCAGCAAAATAGATACCGCTATTTACGTTTTCGTCTATGCCACGTAACCCTTGTTCACGCCACCTAAGCATTGCCGTTGAGCTTTCTACCCCAGCCGTGCTGAGCATTATGCAAAGGGGGTTTGGCTGCGCTCTTTGTGTAGGCAAAAGCCCTACGTCTAAAGCGTCTTGGGATACCCCCCAGCACTCATCAACTAGCAGTAAAGCCGTTGACTGACCATGCCCTGCGCTATGGGTAGCAGCACGTACTAACCATTTGTGAGGCCCTATTTGTAATTCATTACGCCCATAAGACCGCTTTAATTTGGCACCAAACTTTTCTTGCAAAATAGGCGCTAAATCCGTAAACAAAGAAACCGCCAAAGACAACTCATGCGCCGTAGTAATAACGGTTTGCGGCTGCTTTTCTTTAATCAGATACTGAGTTAAATACCACCCTAAAACGCTTTTCATAAGCACGGTCTTACCATTTTGGCGCGCCACACTTACCAAAGCTTTTTGATTACACCAGCGGCCTTCCTTGTCATAACTTAATAACGCCCGCAAAATATGACGCTGCCAAGGCATTACCTCAACGTGCAAAAATTTTAAAGCCCACTCACAAACCTCATCACCATAAGAGCCGGCACTATCCGTAATAACCGTTTCTAATCTGGGCTGGTCATGGCTGATCTTGAAATAGATTTCAGTCAACCACAGGTCGCCGGTATTGCGATCAATTGTGGGCCAGTTCCAAATCAGAATAAGGATTTGGAA